ACTACTTTGTTTATTTTCTTTTTTGACATAATTATTTACCAATTTTTACAGGACCAATAACCAGCAGTGAATACGTCTTTTTTCTTTTGTACTGCGTCGCAGTTATGTCTTGCTCTGAAACTTTTTTTACGCGCTGGTTGAGCCTTTTTGATTTTCATATTAGGATCACCATAACGCACTATTTTTACTTGATCGCCTTTTTTAGCTAAAACAGCAAACTTTTTGTTTTTGCCTGGTGTACGTTTTTGTTTGTTGTAACCAGAAAAAGTCTCCCCGCGGTAGGATAACCTACCGCTAGGAGATCTAGTGACGTCTTTGGTCGTCGCCATCTAGTAGTTTTTAGTCAGAACCAAGATTATGGAGTAAGCGTCCCCGTTGCTGTGACCTACTGTTGTAAAGTCAATATCACCGGTTACACCAGATCCCGCATTGTTAGGAATACCTGTAAATAAATCATAATATTCATCCCCGGTACTATCAGCCGGTAAAGGTATCGCCAAAACATTTGTGGAAGCGTCAAATTCAAGATCTACGCCCATTCCACGACATGCCCAATATATTCTTGAAATTGAAACCGAAGTACAAGCAGAACCCGCACTGTTACTAGCTAACGCTGATACGTCAACCTTTTTAACAGAGGCTTCGCCCGTGCCATCGCTCTCATTGGTAAATTTCAAGATTGCGAGTTTTTCGCCATCTTGTATGGTTTGACTGGTTACTGTATCAGCCATGTTTTACTCCTTACAGTTCAGTATTTGCTGTACGTTCTTTGCTTGCGCCAATGTAATCGACAGTCAAAGTTTTTGCAGCAGCAGCACCATTTTGAATACCAAACGATACAGTCAACTCTTCGTTGTCTGGTGAGTTAGTGCTTACTACAGTGCCAGCTAGAACATTGTTTTGGAAAACGTGAAACTTCTGATCTCTAGGATCATAAACAAAACCTAAAGTCATAAAAGTATCGTCTGCCAGGGAATTAGGCAAAGTCAGTGTAGATTGAGTGCTATCTTTTTCAACGATAAAGCTGATTGTTGCAGCTCCATCTGATTTCAAAAAGAAGATCCCATCTGTCACATCTAATGGTGATGTGTCTGTAAGTTGCAAACCAGCAACAATATCAGACTGTGTAGCATCATTAGTTTTGAACCTCATTTGGAACGCTAACTGCTTACCGGACTCGTATTTGAAACCTTCCTTTTTAAGTTGGAAGAAGTCAGCATCGTTGTCTCCAGCTGCGTTGGTTACCAAAAGTAAACCACCATCGCCATCAGCTAATGCTTCTGTTGCGGATCCTGTGCCATCCTCAGTTGTTGTAATTGTCCAATCGGACGCTAGGTAAGTATCAAAATCATTAAAATAAGTGTGATACTTATGGGGTGCCGGAGCTTTTAATTTACCTAATGTTGAATCAGCTCCAACATTGGTAACTCCAGAAGTGAAGTGTGTAGTCATAATCAGCCTCCTTATAAATAGCCATTGCGAGCACCATGCCCGCAACAATTAGTTCTACAAGATTGATGATACTACTAGGCTATTTAATTCGCAACTTTGAGATCTTCCTGATTGGCCAGGTATTCAAGTTGGGCCAGGGTGCTAGGCATGCTGGTGTGATGAACACTGATACCTCCAGCTGCCGCCCAGGCGTCGCAGTTAGACTTCTTATCGTCTACCAGGACATCGCCAGGTTTTGCGAAAACTCCTTTGTGTTTGCCTTTGATTGTGCATGTTACTACAACGTGTGGATCTACATGCTGGTGGATCCAAGCTATTTTATCAGCCACTACCAAAGGTCTGTTGATCTCACCGGTAGCCGTGAGGATCTCCCAGGGTAAACCGATATTTTTGACCAGGGCAATTAGATCTAACATGCCTGGCATAACCGGTAAGTTTCTGAAAAGTCTTTTGTTTATGAAGTCGGCCTTTTGCTCGTCGTAGTGGCCTTCACCCTCCAAGGGCCCGTTTATGTAATCCGGGCCCTCTACTCCTTTGACAAAATCTGCCAAAACTCCATCCATGTCTAAGTATATTTTTTTCACTATGCTATCCCATTTTTTACTAAACATTTGTTGTAAACATGATTAGCATAATTGTTTATTTTTGCTTTGATCTCTTCTTGCTCGGCATCTTTTTTTGCCTTTTCTTCGGCATCCATCATGGTTGCGTTTGTAATCTCAACCTTTACAAACTTGTTTACATGTTGAATGGTTTTTGTTTCACAGATCTTTGCTCTTTGCTCGTTTGTCAACTTAGTTTCGTCAACAAGATCTTGAAACTCTGCAAGCCATTCTTTGCTGGCCCAGGCCGGATCTAAAGAGTGTGTTTTGATGTGGCCATCTTCGTTCTCATATAAAACCTTAATCCCGGCATAAGTGCTCTTTTTAACGGCGCACCATTTATCAGTCTTTGGGTTTAGAGTCTGATAACAAAGCCTGTCGCCTCTTTTAGTTGTTTCGATCCAATATTTTCTTTTGGTTCTCAACTTATATCCCCAGGGATAATCTTCAACAACAACTGCATTATCAGCTGAATCTTTGTTATAAATGATATTAGTCATTACACCACCTCCGTTACAATGTGTTTCCAGCTGGCATAAGGTTCACAGAACAAACCAGCTTTTTTGAAATTTGCGTCGAGCTTAACCTCGAACTCATAGTCAGGATAATCGGCCTCACAAGGATTGACCGCGTCCCAACCGCCTCCGCCATCACACAAAAAGCAGTACGCTTCTTCGTGGTCATACTCAGGAACAAAGAACCACTCGTCAGGTCCATACTTAGCTAAGTCTGGATCTTTAAATGCGACCATGACTTTGTTGTCTTCAACGTAAGCGTCGTAGCACTTGTGATGCTCTTTTATAGTCTTGACCAAGACTTTCTCAATTTTTGGTTTTAGATTTTTCATCTTTTCTCCTTTTTTGTTGTTGGTTTCGTGTCTCACATAGATATATTACAGTATTTGCATAAATATGCAACTATTTACAACTATAAATATACAAATAATTTAGGCCAAAAAAAAGGGCCCCAAAGGGCCCTTCTGTAACACTGAGTAATAAAGTGTGTTACTACTTCAAATTATGCGCCTTGAGATCCGTAGACTCCTCTCCAATCCGAGAAACCGAACGAGTATCTTTCTCTAGCTTTATATCTAATGTTGCCTGTTGAAAAGTCTGGCTCCATAGAAGTCTCCATTGGAGATCTTTGGAACATTTTTAGACCTTCGCCCATGCTGTTCACAGATGTTAAGAGGAAGAAAGCATCCGGATCTGATAGGTAATGATTAACAACGTAACCACCAGGTAAAACACCTGTGTTTTTGATTGCGTTGATGTCATTATCAGCAGTTCCAGATCTTTGGTTTGACTGTAATATTCTGTCAGCAACAAACACTAATTGTGGTGGAACCACAAGTTTGTCTGCTTGCACAGATATTGTCAGACCTCTATCGTCTGTAAATGTAGATATATCAATTAAAGCATCCTCTAGTGAGGCTTCATTAAGGTCTGCCATAGTTGTAGCTCTATTCGCAGCTGTTCCACCACCGGCTAGGGGGTGAGCAGTATTGATTAGAGAAACACCATCACCGCCAGTAAAACTGGAAGAGAAAGCGTTATTCAGTACGTCAGCGCCTTTGACTTCTTTGGTGTTAGCCATAGATTTAGCCAATGCTTTAACATATCTTTTACCTAAAGAATCGTAGAGATTGTCTTCGACTGCTTCCTCAGTTAGTGCAAAAGCCAACGCAACTGTATCGTGCGTGTATCTTGCGCTAAAACTTTCGTTAGCGTTATCAAATTCAACACTCTGCCCTTCTGTTTTGACAGGTGCGCCGCCAAAACCGGTGACTAATACCTCTTCTTCAAATGCTCTATTTGAATCCTCAATTACAAAAATATCTTCATACTCTTGGTCATAAGAATCATAGGACATCCCGAAAAGTGCATTTAATCCTGGTTCTAGTTCTTTAGCTAATTGTGCTCTTGAAATTGCCATTTAATTAACTCCTTATGCTAGTCCAGCACCCTTCTGTCCCATAATGTGGTTTTGAATCACACATAAAACATTAGTGTTTGCTGATGCTACATCATCGTTATTAGGATCCAGAGATATATCTAATGCTTTTAGAGGTAGAGTAGCAGTTGTAGCTCCTGTTGTTACGTCTAGCTCTAAATTAGATATTCCGGACTGTGTGCTGCCTACAGGTGATCCGTCTACAATGTCGAAGTTTCCGAACAAGTCAGCAACAGGCATTGCTGCGTCTGCTTGTACTTCAAATACGACGTTTGCATCGTCAATCACGAAAGCAAGAATATCACTGGCAGCAATACTACCAGGATAATAGTTTGAGAAAACTTGCTCGCCTGATGTGGGATCAGTGTATCTACATCCGTTAAACACTCCAACAATCGGAACAGTTCCAGTTGCAGCGTGTCTACCGATTACTCCGGCGGTGAGCTGTGTGCACAGATCTCCTTGGAATATTGGTGTAGTAGCACCACTGGCTATCCTATAACGAGATTGTCCTCCGTTATAAGGTTCGCCACCCATCATACGAACAGGTTTACATCCAAAAGCGGCATCTTTATTTGCCATAAGATTTACTCCTATTATTTATGATTGTTACTTTTTCCCAAAAGTAACATTAGATCTTCTATCAGCGTCATACTTGACATACCTTCCGTCTTTCCTGGATTCACTAAATATATTATTATCCAGTGCTTCCTTCTTACGGGCGGTTTGATCTTCATAATAAGCATTTCGTTCATTACGAGTCTCGACAGGTATTTTCGCTAACAGTAGTCCTTCGCTATATATATAGCCAGCATGTCTACCAGAGTCAGCAATCGGGAAAGCATACTCAGCTGGTAGATCGGTCCCTCTTACGAGCTCCCAACCTTCTCTGAGTCTTCTTGCCACATTCGCTTTATCTTCCTGGCCCAGCATGGATTCTCTTATCCAACGATATTCATATCCTTCTGGTGGTTCAGGAACCTCTAGTTTTCTTACCGGCCTCCATGGTTGTCTTCGAGAATTATTATCGTGAGACTCGGACTCACGGGATTTTCTGGAATGTACTTCTACGTTTGTTTCTTCCGTCATTTTGCCTCCCTTGTAGCTAGTTTTTGTTTTTCTTTAGCGACTGATTTCAACCACGCTTCATCTGTCATGCCGTGTGGTTTCAATCCTTGTAGAGTTTCGACTTCGGATTTCGTAAAACGTACGCCGTTCTCTTTGCCTTGTGTTTTTTGCCGACTTCCTACGGAAGCAGAGGCGACTCTTTGCACAGCGGGCCTGTCCTCTCTTTGTCCGGAATTATCGGATCTAAGATCCGGATAAACTTTATAAATTCTATTGCTCAACTCTTCGTAATATTCATCTGATTCAGTATCATAACCTTCACCAGCCAACGTATTGTGCACCATACCAGCGTAAGTATTAGCCTCGGCATTATCTTCAAACCAAGGATTACTTTCTAGCCAATTTAAGGCTTTTTGCGATGGTTGTGCTGTTTGTTGTGTTTGCTCAACGTATTGTTGTTGAGGCTGAACCTGTTGAGTATTGGTTACAGCTTGCTCTTGTCTTTGTTTAGCTATCCTTACTTTTTCTTTTTGTAAGGAAAGTTCACTTTTCAAGGTATCTGCTTTTGACATTAAATCAGCATCCCCGGAAGCATGAGCTTTTTTGTATAGCTCGTTAGCTTCTCGTTCTTTTATCTCAACAGTCTCTTCTTCTTTTGCTAGTAAAGTCTGTTGAGCGTTGGCTGCTTGTTGATAATAAGCATGAACCTCTTGCTCTCTTTGTCGTAAAGCAGCTTCTAATTGTGCTGCTCTTTCTTCTGTTTCGCGATTTCTCGCATTTAATTTATTAATACGCTTAGAGACACTCTTTGTGTAGTTCTCTAATTCGTCGTCACCGGAAGCCGATCTATCTTCGACCTGACTATTATTTTCAGTAACCTCTACCTCTATATCGTCAACCTCTGGTTGCGCTACATTTACGTCATTTTCTACTGTCATAAGCTCACTATATCATCTGGATCAAGAATTGTGGCTATTACTTCATCATCGTTGATGATTCGTACCTCTGCACCATCCTCAAGTTTAAACCTAGAGCCAGAGTAGCGCCCTATTAAAACCCATTGTTTTTCTTCACACCAAGGTTTATCTCCAAATCTGGCTTTGTCTTTGTAGCATTGCGGTCCTTGTTTGACCACATACGCTACGACTGTAGCCAACGCCTCACGACTAACTGTTTCATTTGCTAGTAGGATCCCACCTTTTGTTTTTGTTTTACCCGAATAAGGTAAAACCAACATACGCCAACCGGTGGGTTGTGGCATACGCTCTAATATGGAAGCATCTAATTTTTCGGGATCTAGGACTCTTTCTTCCGGATCGATATACGCCTCTGCTACCTTTTCTATACTCGTATCTTGTTGTATTGCTTCTGACATTATAGTTTTTTTCCTAAGTCACTTATTTCGTCTTCCAAATAGTATATGACACTTAGCTCGCCTTGCAAATATTTATAATGTTCCATATCTTTTAGGCTACCAGACATAAGTGTCTCTTCTATCTGATTTTTTCGATCAGAAAGTCTTTTTTTTATAAAATCTAAGACTGTTAAATCGTCCATTATTTAGACTTTTTAGGTCTTCCTTTTTTCTTTGCTGGTGCTTTTTTTTCAGCTACCGGTTTTGATGCTTTCTTAGTAGCAGTCTTTTTAACTGTTTCTTTTTTCTCTACAGGCTTTTCTTCAACAGGATCCTCTACTGGTAAACCAGCTTCTATTCTAGCCATTTTCTTGGCTATACGAGCTTGGTTTTCTTGGTCCCTTTTATCTGCGTCTTCTCTGGCCTTTTTTAGATCTGCTGCTTCTTGTGCACGAGCTAATTTCTTTTGTGCTTTGAGCTCTTTGATAGCATCTATTTTGTAAGAAGTTGTCATAATATCCCCTTAATTTTATTTTCTAATTCAAGCAATTTGAGATCTGTATTTGTTTTTAATCTGTCTATCGCTACCTCAAGTTTATCATCTGCTATTTGTTTTTGCACATTCATACGCTCAAGTTGCAACTCTGCATCTAATGATTTCTCTTGAGATCTTTGATTTTGCTT